TGCTTAAAGAGCGCTTTGATAAAGAAGGCATCGCGGCAGAAATCATCAATGGCAAAGTGTCGCCTAACCGGCGTGCGGAAATTGTTCAGAAATTTCAGACAGAATCAGAGCCGCGCGTTTTGCTAATCCAACCGCAAGCGGCCAGCCACGGACTAACCCTGACGGCGGCGGACACCATCATCTGGTATGCTCCGGTCACTAGTGTTGAGACTTACTTGCAGGCTAACGCCCGCATCGACCGTCCGGGGCAGAAAAATAATATGACCATTGTGCACATCAAAGGCAGCGACGTGGAGCAACGCCTCTACAACATGCTGCGCGACAACATTAACAACCACGAAAAAATCATCGACCTATATCGTCAAGCGCTTGACATTGTGTAGCGACTGAAATAGGTCTATACCGTGGCCGGTTGCCACGGAAGGAGCAAACATGGAACAAGAGCAGTTGTCTGCTGACAAGCTTGCTGCGATCTACCGACGCATTCGGGCGGCTATTGACGCCAAGGAAGAAGAGCATAAGCGGGAGATCGAGGCGCTTAGAGACGAGTTGGAAGTAGTCTCGCAAAGTCTTTTAGAGATCTGTAACGCCCAGAATGCGGATAGCCTTCGCACGGCGGAAGGCACGATCATGCGACGTGTCAAAACACGCTTCTGGACGACAGATTGGGAAAGCATGTATAAATTCATCAAGGAACATGATGCGCCGTACCTGCTTCAGCAGCGCATTCACGAAGGAAACATGAAGCAATTCCTGGATGAAAATCCGGAGGCATTCCCAGTAGGAATGCAAGTAGATAACAAGTACGCCATCACTGTCCGTAAACCGACCAGCAAATAAGGATTTGCCATGGGCACCAATGTCACAATTTTTGAAGACTCCAGTAATCTCCCGACCATTCGTCGGCCGTCGCGTCTTGCAGAAAAGATTAGCGTCGGCGGCGGACTGCGTCGCATCCAGACGAACACTAACGGCACGTTCAAGCGCATTGTTTCGGGCGAGCAGATTGGTAAGGCTATCCGCAATGAGATCGGCGTCATTGTCGTGGATATGCTGCCAGAAGTGTCGCGTACCTATTACGCTGAGCAGTATGATCCCAATGGGCCGGCGTCGCTTCCCGATTGCTGGTCTAATGACGGCCGCAGTCCCGATGTGCGGGCCAAAGACCCACAGGCTAAAAGCTGCAAGGCGTGCCCTATGAATGTCGAGGGCAGCGGTAACAAGGGTCGCGGCAAGGCGTGTCGGTTCCGTCGTCACCTCGCGGTTCTGGCGGAGGGCGATACCAGCGGTGAAGTTTACCAGCTTGGCTTGGCTGCTAAGTCGCTGTTTGGCGAGCCCGTGGGAAACGCGCATCCGTTTGAAAGTTATTGCCGGTATCTGAAAGCCAATGGTGAAGGCCCGGATACGGTAGTTACTCGGGTGATGTACGACACCGATGCGGATACGCTCACTCTTAAGTTCAAGGCCGCTCGACACTTGACGCAGGAGGAAGCCGATCTGGTTGATGCTGCTTTGGCTGACTCGGAGACTCAGCGCTACATTCAACTCGTCTCGACAGACAACACAAACAAGAGAGCTGCGCCAGCCATCGAGGAGAAGCCTAAGAACCGTGTCGTTGAGGAACCGGCGGATGAAGAGCCTGACGAGCCCAAGGCTCGCAAGAAGCCTGTTAAACAGTCGGACGCACCGACCCCCAAGGCAAACCTGGGCTCTGTTATGAAGTCCTGGGGCAACGACGAGGATGAAGAGGATTAAGAATGTCGCACGGATATAGTGTGCGACTGGCTGAGGCTATTAAGGGGGCGGACGTCAATAAGCTTGGCGTCCGTCTCGGCCGCGCGTGTTTGCGGCATGATGTTTCTGTGTCGGAAGTTGCCGCTGCACTCAAGGTATCTCGCCAGACCGTTTACCATTGGTTTTGTGGGCTACGTGAACCGCATCGGGCCAAGTACGACGATATACGAAGCTACATAGCCTCTCTTAGTTAGCACTGGATCGGTTTACCCCTGTTTCTGGAGCAGTCCTCGTGCCGACGAGCGATGCAATGGCTACTGTTGACTTGTTAAACCTTGTGCAACCGGCAGAAGGCTGGTTTGCTATTGTCGGCATTAGGGGCGCCAGGGACGTACAACAGCAGTTAGTTGCCACGCGAGAAGAAGCCGACGCGCTGATTGCCCAATACACTGAAGAACGCAGGAATGTTTTCTACGGCGTTGCCAAGTATGCCTCCGACTCCGGGCGTACTAAAAACAACGTGAAGGCACTCAAAGCGTTCTGGGTGGATATCGACTGCGGCCCGACAAAGGCTGAAGTTAATGAGAAGACAGGCCGTCCCGACGGCTACGTCGACCAGGAGACGGCACTAAAGGCCCTCAAGAAATTCTGCAAGACCGTGGGATTACCTCGACCCACGCTGGTTAGTTCCGGCTACGGCATCCATGCCTATTGGCCGCTTGTAGAAGAGATTGGGCGGGCTGAGTGGGAAGCGATTGCTGCCCGCTTACAAGAACTGTGTATTACCCAAGAGTTTCATGTCGACAGCAAAGTCTTTGAAGTCGCTCGCATACTGCGGGTTCCCGGCACTTACAATTTCAAGCAAGACGAGCCGGTTCTAGTAGAAATGCTTTCCGCCAGCGACCCTATACCGGTGGCGGAGTTTAGAGATATCTTAGGCGTACCAGAGACCAAAAACTCTAGTGTGTTTGCCGAGTGGGACTCCGACCCACGAGGTGAGGTTCGTAAGAAGAGCACCGGATACAGCTTCAAGCGCATCATGCAGCGGTCCTTGAAGGGGACCGGCTGTAACCAGCTTAAACACGCTTACGAAAACCGTGCGACCCTCGGATATTATGAGTGGTTCTATGCCCTGTCAGTGGCCGCGATGTGCGACGACGCCGCCACGGCTACGCATACTTTGTCTGAGGGACACCCGGGGTATGACCCGGAAGAGCTAGATCGCAAGGTTGCCACGATCAAGATGGCGACGAGCTGTTCCAAATTCCGAAGCGTCAATCCTGAGTTATGTGCCGGCTGTCCGCATATAGGAACTATCCTCGGTCCCAAACAGCTTGGCACAAAAGTACGCGAAGCCAACAAGCTGATATTCGAAGAGCGGGCCATCCCGCCGTTTCCCAAGCCGTTTTTTCGCGGTGAAGGCGGGGGTATCTGGCGTGCTCCTCCGGTTACCGAGAAAGAGGCCGAGCCGATACTGATCCATGAGCACGACGTATTTGTCATCAAGCGGATGGAAGACAACGACAACGAAGTAGTTATGTTCCGCCGTTGGCTGCCGCAGGACGGGAACAAAGAATTTACCGTCCCCATGGAGAAGGTCACCCAGCGGGACGAACTACGGAAAGCCTTGTCGTCCAAAGGAGTTTACACTTTTGGCAAACGCTTCGATCACCTGATGGAATATGTCATAGCGTCTGCACAAAACCTGCAATTTAGAGAAAAGATGGAAATCATGCGGCAACAATTCGGATGGGTAGATAACGGTAGTCGGTTTGTCCTTGGGGACCAGGAGATCACGGCGGATGGTAACATCTACTCGCCTCCGTCGAAGGCTACACAGAAGCTCTCTCGGTTCATCGGGCCAGTCGGCACTTTAGAAAAGTGGCGAGAAGTGTGGGCGCTCTACGGGGCTCCAGGGATGGAGGCTCATGCCTTCGCGGCGCTTAGCGCCTTCGGCTCACCGCTGTTGAGGTTTCTTAACCAGACTGGCGCTGTTATTAACCTGTTCAATCCGCGATCTGGCACCGGTAAAACTACGGTCCTCAATATGGTCAACAGCGTCTACGGCCATCCCCGTGAGTTGCGCCTGAAAGAGATCGACACGGTAAATAGTAAGCTCCAGTGGGTCGGTATCCTGAATAACCTGCCGGCGACCATGGATGAAATGACCAACGCTGAGCCCAAGGATTACTCAGACATTCTGTACGCTCTGTCTAACGGCAAGGGCAAAGAGCGCATGATTGCCGGTGGCAACGAGCTGCGCGAGAACAATACCACTTGGCAGAATATCACCGTGTCGACGGCCAACACATCGTTTGCCGAGAAGCTGTCTCTCATTAAGAATAATCCGGAAGGCGAGCTTATGCGCCTAATCGAATACCCGGTAGGCTTGGTGGAAACGGTCAGCACTGCGGAAGCCAAAATGCTGTTTGATACCGTGCTGATGAACAATTATGGGCACGCCGGACCAATCTTCTTGCGTTACGTACTTTCCAATCTGGAGCATGTCGTAGCGCTGTGCACCCGGATACAGGCTAAGATCGACCGGGAAGTGGGCTTGCTCCCCAAGGAGCGGTTTTGGTCGGCCACGGTTGCGGCCAATATCGTCGGCGGCATGATCGCCCGGCACTGCGAGCTAATCGATTGGGATATCGACGCTATCTACCATTGGGCTTGTGGCTGCATCGAACGCCTGAGATCTAATACCGACGCCCCGCTTACGGATGTCGAGCAGGTAATCGGCGACTACCTATACCGTAATATGCAGAGTATCTTGGTCGTCGACGATAAGGTCGACCGTCGCACCAATATGCAGGCCCTCCCCAAGCGGGAGCCCAGAGGTGAGCTGTTGATCCGGATCGAGCCAGATACGCGGCTCATGTGGGTTATGGCAAAGCCCTTCAAAGACCATTGCGTCA